TATGATACTTTAATAGTAGCTCAAGATGGATTTACTTCTCGGTTGAAAGCGGAAGTTGAGAAACCAGAAGAGGTTTCAGAAGAAGAAGGGGCGTAAGCCCCTTTTTTTATGCGTCAAGATGAACATCAAAAGCCAAAACAACTCTATCACTATCTACAACACCTCTTTGAGGGTGATGGAAAATAGTTGAGTTGAAAATATGCCAATGATTCATTATTGGTTTTATAATATGTCCATCAATTATAACTGTGCCTAAATTTGTTTCTGTTAGGTAAGCTATCCCCGAATAGCATATACGATTTGATGGAACATTATGATTATGTCTTTGTGAGTCAACTTGTTCTCCAGTTTTTGTTAAATAAACCCAAGAGTATTTATCTATAACTTTTACATCCCCTAAAAAATCTTTTATTGCTGTTTCTATAGATTCATTTACATCTAAAAAATCTTCGTGTAAAAGTTTATCTGATTGGTGATTTGCATGTCTGCAGTCGGGGTAGTCAGTACAGCAAGGTTTTCTTTCTATATATTCAATTAGTTTTTCAGTACTTAAGTTAGCTAATATTTTATTGGGTATACTTTCAATCATTGCTTAAAAAATGCAGGAAGTCCTAACATAGCTCTTCTATCAAATTTATTGATTTGTGCATTTTCTCCTGATGCATCGTTATAATGTAAAAAAACTTGTCCACAGTTTTCTCCTTCAAATGGCTCTCGCCAATGTTCAAGATCACACCCTCTGTAAATTAACATGTCTCCTTGTGTTAGTTGTACTTCTATACCCTTCTTACCTTCTTCTCCAGAGGGCTCTACAAAGATTGACCACTCATCTCCTCCTAAGTGCATAGTTGTAGATATTTCACAAGAGTATCTATCTTTATGTCTTTTTAGCTCATCACCTCTTTTATAGATTCTGGCATAAGAATAAGTTTCAATTAATTTAAGTCCTGTTTCTTGTTCCATTCGTGGTTTTACTTTTTGCAAAAGTGTTTCCATTACTATGTCTGAGTAGTGTGAATAAGTTTCGGGAATTTGTTGATCATTCCATACTCCAAAATATTCCGTGTAAGGAGATATAAAACGAGTATCAAATAAATGCCTTGCAACATTTCTTTTATTCCAAAAGTATTGATAACAAAACTCGGCAAGTTCCTCTGATATTGCTTTTTTAATTATTTGGTATTTCATCTAAATGGGTATCCTAAATTCCAGCACACTAAGGAGTGCCGTGTTCCTTTTGTTACAGATGTAACTCTGTGCCAAACAAAAGATGGAAAAACTACTATGCTTCCTTTTTCTCGTATTTCTTCACAAATTCGTGGTTGTGAACCTTCATCTGTATTTCTAAAATCAAATTCTAAATCTCCTCCTTCATATTCGCTTGGGTCAGTAAGTGACAAAGTCATGCTAAGTTTTCTTATTTTTTTATCTCTGTTAGGTTCATCGGGAAGATTATAAGGTTCGTGATAAGAATCGCAATGCCAGTCATAAAATTGACCAACTTTGTATTCTGTAAATTGACAGGCTTCTGAATAGTCCCACTCAAAGTTCCATTCTGCCATTGAATTAGCCTCATGAATATAAGGCTGTATTTCTGAATATATCCATCTATCAGACATCCATACAACATCTGATTGTCTTTTTCTTTGAATATTTTTTATTTCTTCGTCTGTTAAATCTGGTGCGTCTTGATTTCCTGTACGAGCCATCATTTTTTCTTGTTCTTGTCCATAACGAACAATTTCATCACAAATGCGCTCTGGAATTGCTGACTGAAAGTACCAGTAAGACCATTTTAAATTCATGTATTTTCCGTTGTTAAGTTAGTTAAATTAGTTAAGACCAGGTTCCAGCTTTTACATTTCTAAATACTGATTTTAAATCCCAAACACTTGAAGCTGTAAAAGTTCCTTTGGGGTCTTTGACAATAACAATACCGCTACCGCCATTACCTGCAAAAAGAGCTCCTGGTTCAGGGTTAATACTCATACCTCCGCCTCCTCCACCAAGATTTGCAGTTCCATTTCTAGTTGGATATGTTGGACTAGATGTGCTAGCACCGCCAGTACCTCCGCCACCTGCACCGCCTGAAGTTGCAGCAGCATCTCCGCCTCCACCGCCTCCGCCAGCGTAAGTTACATCTGAGCCTGATATGGTTGATGGGGAGCCATCGCCTCCTGGTGCACCAACATTAAAAGGTCCTGGATTACCAGCTTGTGAAGCACCTCCTCCACCGCCAGCACCAAATGCAGAGCCATCATTATTTTTACCTCCGCCTGGATTTCCTTGAGAGGGGCTTGCTGGTGGTGTATTACCTGCTCCGCCTACTGGTTGGGTAGGACCAAAGCCTGCTCCTCCGCCTGATCCACCATCTCCTCCCACTTGTTCAGCAGGGAAAGCTGGTCCTGAACCACCTCCTCCGCCACCGCCAGCAGAAGTTATTGAAGAAAATACAGATGGACTTCCAGCAGAGCCTCTGCCACCACCATTTCCAGGCTCCATTGGTGCACCAGCAGCTCCGCCACCAACTGTTATAGGGTATGCTGTAGATGAGCTTACAGGAAAACTTGATCCTGTTCTAAAACCACCTGCTCCTCCACCACCAGTATTGCCAGCACCGCCCCCAGCAACTACCAAATAATCTACAGTAGTTGTAAGAGGTGATGAGGTGAAAGTGCCACTTGAATTAAAAGTATTAACCTTATCCGTTAAAGTAACTGTTTGTACTGCTCCAATTAATCTAGGCATTAGTCCAGTTGCCTCCTTTAACAGCAGTATATACTGCATCCATACTCCACATTCCTGAAGTATTTTCTAAAAAAGTAACTTCAGGCTCTTTAACGATAACGACACCTGATCCGCCTGCTCTGCCTGGAGATACAACAAAGGTTGCACAACCACCGCCACCGCCACCGCCAGTATTCGCTGTTCCTTCAGTAGAGTTTTTTAATCCTGGTCCCGGAACTAATGGGGGTGCTGGTGTTGGGGATGTTGGCCAAATACCTCCTGTTCCTCCTCCGCCAGTACCGCCAATTCCTGGAGGTGTAAGAGATTGAGTAGTGTCCCAACGACCTCCGCCTCCTCCGCCACCTGCTCGGTAAACAGGAGAACCAGTAATAGAAGAAGCCACGCCAACCCCGCCATCTCCTGAAGCAGCGGGAGTGGGTGGTGCCCAAGGAGTGCTATTTCCACCAGCAGCACCTGCTCCGCCTCCGCCTGAAGCCGAGTTATCGTCTCCTGCCATTTGACCACCAGGATATCCTTCGTTAGCCGTCCCTGGTCTTGCTGATGCTTCTCCTGGTCCTGGAATCGTACCAAATCTACCAGTTCCTGCTCCTGAACCACCTGCTCCGTTTTGGGTAGGGCTAACAGATACTCCACCATTAATTTGTCCAGCACCACCGCCTACGGTAGTAACAGGGGTAGGAGTACCTAAAGTTGAAGCTGATCCGTTAAATCCTGCAATAAGAGGAGTACCACCAGGAGGTCCTCCAGTGCCAGGAGAGGCTGCTCCGCCTGCTCCTACGGTTACTGGATAAGGGCTACCACCTGAAACTGGGGTTGTTGATTCTGCGGATGCTCCTCCGCCTGAACTTTCACCAGGAACTGACGATCTATAACCGCCAGCACCTCCGCCTCCGCCCATAGAGCCACCTCCGCCTCCGCCTCCTGCGACAACAACATATTGAAGTTCGGTAGTTCTAGGTTGAGTGGTTAAAGTTCCGCTTGAATTAAATGTGGTAACTTGGGCTGCTTGAGTGCCTTGAGTTGGTTCGTTGTCTACACCTATAATTCCGCCATTAAGACCTGCCATAGTTAGACCTCATTCCAAGCTAAAGCAATAGCATCCCATTCGTAATTGGTTGTAACTATAGGATCACCTGTATAAGTTTCGCCTAACCATTTTTGATTATCTTCGTCCCAAATTATTGCAACTGGATTTGAGTCTATTTCATTTATACTTGGGAATGTAACAGGTGCTTGCCAATCGTCATTTGAGTCTAGCGACCAAGAAGCGTAAGGTTTGGGTGATATAAATTTGTTTTTAACTGAGTCGAAACTAAAACCTATTCCTGCGTATTGTTTTCTTTGATTACCGTTATAAGAAGTTTGTTTCCAAGCAACACCACCGTCTGAATGTGGAACTAAACCGCTTACAAATGTTTCTGCTTCGGTAGAATAATCTCCACCATTAGCATCAACATCCTCGTTGGATATTACTACTACTCGTAATACAACATTACTAGAATTAAGTTCTGCAAAATGAGCCATAGTTTAACTCCTTACGCATCATCTAAGATTTCACCTGAAATAA